TGGGATGATAATACATCCTGAATTTGTACTCTATCTACCGCCATTTCTTATTAATAACCTGAAGATGAAGATGATGAACTTGATGAACTTGATGATGAACCAGAACTAGAACCTGATGAACTAGATCCTGAACTAGGGACTGTTGTTGTTGATTGACCAAATGTCCCACCTGAATATGTTGTTGTGGTGGTTGTACCATCCATCCCAGAAATCACTGTAACAGTATTTTGAACTGGGAGTTGAGATGAGGCAGATTCAACTGGAGTGCTTACAGTGGATGAAGATGCTAAGATCTCTTTACCTCTAACAAGTTTTCCATTTGAGTAAGAAGAAGTAACAATATAGTTACTGCCTGAGATATCATCACCTGATGCAATTTCATCTGCTACCGCATTTACAATAACATTTGATGTATCAAGTTGCAGATATAAATCTTGCTTACCAATTACATCATTAGAGTAAGGGGTAGCAGATATTTCAATCAATGACTCACCTCTATTTACTACGGTAGAAATGATATTAATTGGTGATAACATTATTTCACCTTTCACATAATCAATTGATCCAACATCTTGTTTAATAATTACAAATTCAGTTTCAGAATTTAATTTGAATAGGAACATTGTGCCCTTCTTCAATGTTTGATCTGGAGAATCACCAAGATAAACTGTATCAGAAATACCTGCTACTTTAAAACCAGATGATTTAATATTGAAACCAATTTCACCACCATGTGTTCCATGACCATGATTCTTAATATGGAATCTATTTCCAAAACAAATTTCATATTCTGCAAATGAATTCAACACAACCTGCATATCTCTACGCATGTTGACTGTTGTGATGTTTGAAGTGATAGATGAATGACTATTATCTATTACATTCTGATACTTACTGTACTTAAATCTCGCACCAAACTTATTGAGTTCTGATGAGTTTGCATAAGAATTAATATTATTTCTGCAGAGACCTGTTATTGTTGTTGCACTAGGTGCTTTATTTTCATTATAGTAAACAAATGAATTAGTCTCAACATAAAGATATTTTAAATCAACAATCTCTGGTATAATACCAGCAACAGAAAATTTCTTCAGTTGCCTTGATATATCACCCTTAATTGTTGTGGACAGAAAGACACCATTAATTGGTTTCACAGCAACTAATACTTTTCCAAACTTTGGAGGTGTCAGTTCTTCACCACCAAAAGCAGATACAGACTCTGCCTCTGGATAAATCTTTGGAATCAATGCTTCATAATCAACAGCAGTAACAGCACGATTTTGTGAAGCATAAATTTGTGGAGCAAACTTCTTGATTGACTCTACACTTTCAATTTCTGCCCCACCAAAAGATGCCTGGTCAGTAAACAATGCTGTAATATTTGTGGTAATAGAGGCACCATTATTATTAACTAACTGTCCTGCATATGCTAGTCTTGAAATATTATTTGCTTCTGATCCATTAGATACAATATAACTTACTTTAACCACATTAGGTTCTTTGACAGGTAATCCAAAGATACCATCACCAAATAAAATCTCATATCTTTCATTTTCAATTTCCTGTAAGTAGAATACAGGTGAATCACTATTAATCTCAAATAACCCTTTGGATTGTGTATATTTTCTAACGATATTAGAGTTTGCAGAATCTTGCACATTAACTCTAATTAAGTTTGTATCAATTCCACTATTGCTAAGATTATATTTTTGATTGGGTGTTCTTGAGTTAACATTGAATGACTCTTCAATATAGACACCTTCATAAACTGTGATGGAGTCAAATGTTGCTAAACCATTTTCATCAACACCAACTGTAATGTCTTCAGGAATAGAAAAAGTAAAACTTGCTGATCCAAAAGTAGCAGATGTGGTAGCAACAATACCTTTCTTTAAGGTAACAGCAACAGTTGTTGTACCACTAACATCAACTGCAAATGAAACTACTGCCTTTGCTGATCTTCTTGGTCTTGGTGTATAACCAATGTTCTTTGCTAATGATACCACATTCTCTCTTAATGTGGCACTATCAATGAAGACCTCATTGGTCACCATGTTAGCATTATATGAATTGATATATGTGTTATATGCTAACAGATCAATGATGGTGGAAAGATTAGAACCTTCAAAATCATAATCAGTGAAGTTTGAATTCGCACGAAGGTAATCCCTTAGGGATGTTTTTATCTGATTAAAATCTAGATTACTGAAATTTACTAAAGGCATTTACCTAGTGAGCTCTAATGCGAAATTGATTTGTTGGGTTGGAAGTTCAACACCAATGACTTCATAAGTGATTAAGACATCAAAAGCATTATTAGGAATATTTGATTTTACATCAACACTAGTCAAACTTACTCTTGGTTCATATCTAATAATAGTATTTTCAATTTGTGATTGTATTGATGTTGCTGTTATTTGATCTAACTGATCAAACAGTGAATCATATACTTCAGAACCTAAATCTGGTTGAAATGGTTTATCACCAGGCACAGTAAGTATTAAATTACGAATTGATCTTGATATTGCATTTGAATTATTCAATGCAATAAGATCACTGTTCAAAGGATTTGTTTGAAACGTAGCACTTATATCTTTAAATGGTTTGCTTACCCTTTGAACAGGCATGATCTAGACACTATGATATGTCTTTATTTATAGGGGTTATTTAGATTTTTAAAGAGGATCTACAAGATCGTTGATTTCCTTCTTTTTATCCTGAGTAGTTTTCCAAAAATATGAGTCCTCATCACCAAGTCCCATTCTGTCATGACCATTCTCCACCTGATAAAATTCAGTTGATACCTTAAAGTCAGGCATCTTTGGATTTTCAGGCGTTAAACTGTTATCATAGATACGAGTTCTGTTATTAGGATACAAACAATACTGACCATTGTTCAGTTCAATCAGGTTATGTGACTTATGCTCAGATGGTATCTCAGAGGTGCTGTAATCAACAGTATCAATGTCTTGATGATAATTATCAATAGTACACACATAGGTGCCTTTCTGGACCCCATGGTCCCTTGTCAGCACCTCATAGTCCATTGATCCAATGAACTGCTTCTGGACTGCTACAATCCCATAGTCCATACAATTCCAGAACTGTAGATTATACAGACTCATATCAGGATCAGGTGTCTTTGGTTCTGATACAAATGCACTGATAGGAAGTTTATCATACATTGCAGCATATTCTGGTAGATAGGTTTCAAAATAAAATGCTCTACCAGGAATACTCTTTGCTGATACCCACCAACCTTTTACAAACTCCCCCCAACCAGAAGTATGATCAGTAAGGTATTCTTTTCTAACATAAACCTCCACATTAGGAAGGTTACAGATTAAACATGCCATAGAGAGACGAGAGATTTTCCGCTGTTTTAATTATAACACAAAAAAAGGCACCCATGTGAGTGCCTGATGTATTATCCTCTTCCTTGTCCTCTATAACGCTTCTTAGCATTATTACTGCTGGATGCAGCATACTTTGTGTGCTTCCCTTGTCCTTGTCGTGTCTTCTTGGGTGTTGCTTCAATGAATACTGTGCCCAACAGTGACTTCTTTACTTTTGCCATAACTTAATACCTCAAATAACTCTTGTCTTCTCATGACCCACTCTGATCCTTGGATCACACCAGATCTCATATCCTGCCTCAATAGCATCTAAACAGAATGAGACATCTTCACCACACATATCTTGGACTGCACCAGATTCAAACACTTGCATCTTAGGTGCAAACCATGGATACTTCATCTTCTCATTTTCAAATACACCCTTCTGAATCATTACCCATCCAAATCCAGTATAGTCTACTGTAAATGGTTTCTTACGATTCTGAATGCTATCAACCATCTCATGATTCATAACACCACCATTGTTTCTGAAATCACTCTCATCCAACCAATGTGCTACTGATGTTGTCTTACCATCCTCTGTAGAATACCAACCAGCAGTAATTTCTTTTTCTTCACCATCTTCATTCAAAGATAGATCACACAGTTGCCAGAACTTATTAGTGTCAAATACAATATCACTATCAATCCACAGTTGGTAATCATAATGAAGTTTACCATCCCAAGGCAACTGGTCTGGTCCACGCAACACATTAGCACCTAAGCACTTACAACGTGCAAAGTTAACCATTGAAGAGTAATCCTGACTAATTTGAATACTCATTCCATTCTGCACCATATCAAAGCACAGTTGTACAAAGTTCTTCAGAAATGTATATGATACTCCACGTCCAGGCAGACAGA